ATCAGTAGCCCCGCTTTCATCCCATACAGGGATCTGGCTGTATTTTTCAATGCGAGTTGTCATAGGAGGTGATTCACCCTCCATTTCACCAACGCCATTAGCCAGCCAGTCAACATTCACACCAAGGGCATTAGCAATATCTACGAGCCGTCCCGAAGTTTTTGCCTTTCCTTTAGTTAATCGCCAGATGGTCGGCTGAGCAACGCCAGATGCCTCAGCAAGAGCTGCTTGAGTCATGTTGTTGCGTTTGGCCATCGCCATGTTAAGGCGTTCTGCAAGTGTCGTTTTCATGCCAGCAAATTTATAGCCACGCGTATTAAGCGTCAAATTCGCATTGCTATTGCAAGTGGTAATACGCATTGCTATTATCACCCTTGAATAATACGTTTAAGGATTAAGAGATGAACAAAGCTATTCAAAAAGCTGTAAGCATCGTCGGTAGCCAGCAGAAGCTCGCCTCATTGTGTGGGGTTGCCCAACCGACAGTTTGGCGCTGGCTGCATGGTGGCGGCATTGACGCCCTTTACGTTAAGCGAATCGAAAACGCTACAGGCGGAAAGGTTAAGGCCGTAGAGATTCGTCCAGACCTGTCGGATCTGATTACAACGAACTGATTTTTAACAAGGAAGATTATTACAGATGCAAACCGCAACAACACGCAACGAAGCTCAGGCGATCCAGAGCGACATCATGAGCCGCATTGCAGCAATCGGGGTAACAAGCCTGGCCAGCGCGATCGGCGTTGATAAATCGCAGGTGAGCCGCTGGCAGAGCAAAGGGGGGCTGGTGGAGAAAGCGAGCTTGCTTCTCGCCGCTACCGGCTTCAAGCGTTCGGAAACCATGCTGACGTTCAGGGGTGAAGAAACCGCAGAGCTGGCGCGCGGGTTAATGGCAATGCTGGAGCACATCCGGGAACCAAAGACGGAATAGGGGGCTTTATGGCCTGGGGTAAGAAGAAAGCCGAGCAGTTGCAGCTGGTCGGCAATCACTTTTCTAACTGGGAGTTCTGCAATGAACAGCCTGATTGTTATCGATATGTCGGTATCTCGTCAAGGGTTGAAAAATGTCCGGCTCGCAAAGCACTGAGCTCGATCGGTATTACACGGACTGGCGGGGCGTGCAGGTTCACGTCATCCGCTGGGATCGTGTTGAGCGCCAGGTCATTTTCACGAGAGAGGGTTATCCGCATGAGTGCATGCAGCCCCTTGAGAGGTTCAAAGAGAAATTTAAGCGGGTGGATGTATGAGCATGATCCTGATGGCAACGGCCATGAAAATTAAGGTTGGTAACCCGCTGCGCAAGCTGGTGCTCATCAAAATGGCTGACAACGCCAACGATGACGGCGAATGCTGGCCGTCGTACCAACACATTGCCGATCATTGCGAGTGCAGCAAGAGCGCGGTAAAGGCACATATCACGGCATTGATAAATATGGGTTTGCTATCCAAAGAGAACCGCCTTGGTAGCAACAATGGGAAGGGCAACACGTCAAATATTTACCAGTTGACCTTGGTTAACCCTGTGTCGTCAGAAAACACAGCCCCTATGGCAGGAAAAAGCATAGCCCCTGTGCCGTCAAAAAGCATAGGTGGGTCAGGAGAAAGCACAGGTGTGCCGTCAGAAAGCACAGCCCCTGTGTCATCTGCCGGCACCCCCTGTGGCAGCACGTGGCACCAGAACCTATCACTAGAACCTAAAGACAATAAATCTTCTTGTCAGGTCGCTACGCAACCCGACGAATCAGGCGATGAGACGTTTTTATCTCGGCACCCAAAGGCGGCGGTATTCAGTGCCAAGAAAAAAATCTGGGGCAGTGCTGAAGACCTGAAGTGCGCGGAGTGGATCCGCTCTCGCATCGTGAAGCTGTATGAGCAAGCTGCCGAAAGCGATGGGGAAGTCGCCAGACCGAAGGAACCTAACTGGGCTGACTGGGCAAACGAAATTCGCCTGATGTGCTCTCAGGACGGCCGCACGCACAAGCAGATTTGTGAGCTATTTGCGAAGGCAAACCGGGATCCGTTCTGGCGCAAGAACATCCTGAGCCCGTCAAAGCTGCGCGAGAAGTGGGATGACCTGACGCTGAAGCTTAGCGCCAATCCTGCCGGCGCGTCTGGTGGACACTGGAACACTGCTGAAGCGTGGGGTAACACGCTATGAACAAATTCATGAGTGCCATTCAAAATCGCGATGGGGGAACCTTGGCGCGGATGATGCCAGCGGAGCCACAGGCGCGAGTAGTCAATGGGAATGCTGAAAAATTGGTTGATCTGCTGTTTACCAACCTCATGCAAGTCTTTCCTGCGGCAAAACAGACAGCGTTGAGCACGCCAGCAGAAGTCGCTGCAGCAAAGCGTCAGTGGATCCTGGCGTTCGCGGAGAACGGGATAACCTCGGTCGAACAACTGCAAGCAGGAATGCGTATGGCCCGTCAGCAGGAAAGCGATTTCTGGCCGAGTTGTGGGAAGTTCATTGGCTGGTGCAAAACGGGCGCAGCTGTGAATGCTGGCCTGCCATCGGTTGATGAGGTTGAGGCGGAGTTCAAGCGCTACAGCGCGAATCGGGGCCACGTCCGCCCAGAGGATTTCACCTGGTCGGCTCCGGTCATGTACTGGATTGTGATCGACGTTCGTCACCAGATGCTCCAGTACAACCACACCGAAAGTGAGATCCGCAAGTCAATTCAGCTTCACCTCAATCGCTGGGCTAAACGACTGGCTAAAGGCGAGCGCGTGCCAACCCCCGCGCCACAAATCGCCTACAAGCGGCACATCCCAGCCCCATCAGAGCTGATGGACAAAGACGGCAAATTTCAGCGCAAAGGTGAAGAGCTGCTGGCTCGCATTCGCGCCAAAAAACAGGGACAGCCGACATGAGAGCGATAGTCAAAGCCGCGGTACAGCGTGATCTGGGTATTGCCCTGATCCCGGTGGACGAAAAGCTGGCGTTTCACATGACAGGCCGCGTGATGGTTTCCACGCTGCCTAAAGAATTCAAAGACGCGCCAGAAGGCATCCTGCCGGCGGTTGAGCATGAGATCGCCAACGACCCGCGCCTGCAGGATTTTTTCAAGCATGAGCGCGTGACGAATGCCTGTGGCGGCGTTAACGCGATTGAAGCTTGGGCGACTCAGTTCACGCTATGTCAGTACAGCAAGCACGACCTGCCGGAGACAATTCTGGACACAGAGCGCGTAGGTAATTCTGCCGTTCGCATCTGCCCTGGGTGCTACAAAAAAAGCCTGGGCGTATCGCCGAAGCTGGAAAAAATCGCCGCCCGCAACACTGCGCGCTGGGTGGTGGCAACGGCAAAACACCGTCTGAAGTCAGAAGGGCAGCTGACAATCCCTGAACTGATGCTGTGGGCCATGCTGTCCGGCGTATTCGACCTGATCCCCGATGACGTTGCGCGCACCGTTACCGACTTACCGGAGCCAAAGGTTATCACCGGCACCCGCAAAGAGTCCGAAATGGACTGCACGCCGGCGGCCACTGCGATTATTTCCAAGCAGGCGGTCAAGTGCTTCACCGTAGACCCTGCACCACAAAAGGCCTTCATGCTGCGGCCGAAGCTCACTCGCGTAGAGGACAGCAAATATACGCGCTGGGTTAAGACTCGGCCTTGCTGCGGTTGCGGCGCCCGCGCTGATGACCCTCACCACATCATCGGCCACGGATTGGGCGGAATGGGAACCAAGCCCAGTGACTACCTGACAATCCCGCTGTGCCGCACCTGTCACCGCAAACTGCATGACGACCCAGCGGCGTGGGAAGCGGAACATGGTAGCCAAACCGATTTGCTGGCGCAGTTCCTGGATTACTCCATTGGCATCGGGGCTATCGCATGAAGACGTACCTGATAACGCCAATCCCTAAACCACGCATGACACACAAAGACCGGTGGGCTAAGCGCCCGCCAGTTCTCCGCTACCGGGCATTCTGCGACGAGGTGAAATTGAATCGAATCTCGCTGCCTGAGAGCGGCTATCACGTGACGTTTGTTTTACCCATGCCAGATAGCTGGAGCAAGAAGAAACGCGCTGAGATGGCCGGGAAACCGCATCAGCAGAAGCCAGATGCAGACAACTTACTAAAAGCCCTGATGGACGCAATTTACTCTGAAGATTGTGCCGTTTGGGATGTCCGCGTTACCAAACGCTGGGGAAATGCCGGCGAGATAATCATCAAGGAAATTATATGAGAGATATCCAGTTGGTATTAGAGCGTTGGGGGCAGTGGGCGAAAGACAATAGCGGCGTGGATTACTCGCCGATCGCTGCAGGGTTTAAGGGGCTTCTTCCGAACACAAGCAAGAATAAACCCTCATGCTGCGATAATGACGGCCTGATTGTTGACGGTGCCGTGGGTAGATTGAAGAAGGTACGCGACGAAAGAGAGCTTGGAGTAATCATGCTGCACTACCGATACGGGGTATCAAAATCGGAGATAGCCCGTAGATGGAAGGTTTCAGAGGGGAACATAAGACAGAAGCTGATGATGGCAGAAAGCTTTATAGAGGGCTGTTTGGCTATGACCGGGGCGGCGCTTGAGATGGACGCCTGGACGAGCAGATCAGAAATTTCGGCTGTCGCGTAAATTTCCGCTTTTCGTTACGAATTTTACTGGCTATTGTGATAAGAGTGGTTACGCAGTGACGTAGCTTATCAACTTTCAAAACCTCGCT